TGATGACCTAATGGTACAGCAACAGATTTGCAACAGTTGGGAACACATGGTAGGCGTGATTATGCTTAATCAAACTGGACGTAAACCTGTTAAAACCACACTGCCCGAATTCTTATATTGGTTTCCAACGCCACATGCGTTAATCAATGCCGACGAGGAATTTGTTAAAAGTATTATCAAACCGTTGGGTATGACTAATGTTAGATACAAGAGGTTAGTTGGTATGAGTGGTGACTACTTGACGTGGGACGGCGTTGATGCAACCGACCTGTATGGCATAGGCAAGTATGGTAGCGACAGTTATGAAATATTTTTCAAACAGAATTATGCAGTACAGCCGTTAGATAAAGAATTGAAAAGATATCTGGACGAAGAAATAGAATGATAGCATTGTCAGACCAACCTTTTAATTGCGTACATTGTAGCAAGAGTTTTATGAAAGAGAAAACTCTGTATGCTCACATGTGCGAAAATAAGAGGCGGGCCATGCAGAAAGATGAGAAGAGAGTGCAAGCCGGCTTCATGGCATTTAACAAATTTTTTAGAATGACGCAAGCCGCTAAGAAAGATAAGACGTATGAAGATTTTTGTAAGAGTCCCTATTATAATGCATTTGTTAAATTTGGCAGTTTTATAAACAACGTGCTGCCTCTCTATCCAGAAAAGTTCATGGATTATGTTATCAAGAGCGGAGTTAAACTTGATCATTGGTGTAGAGATGAACTATACGACTCATATTTGTTTGATATGATTAAAGTAGAACCCGTCGAGTCTGCGGTACAACGTAGTATCCAAACAATGATGGAATGGGGCGATATTAGCCAAGCAGAGTTTAATCATTATTTTAATTACGTTAATCTTAATAGAGCGGTACATGATATTAGAAATGGAAAAATAAGTCCGTGGATACTATTAAATTGCCGGGGTGGGAAAGACCTCTTAAATAAATTTAACAATGATCAGCTTGACATGATAGCTCCGGCTTTTGATTTGCCTTTCTGGCTTAAGAAATTTAAGGCAGTGCCGGCAGATGTTGCACTAGTTAAAGAAATTTGTAAAGAAGCAGGAATTGTATAATGGATATTGATATTGATTTTCCAGATAGAGATAAAGTATTATCTATTATCAAACACATACCTGCTAGCAGGCTAGAAAACGGCATTTATAAAAAACACAATACTGGTGTATATTGTCATTCTATCCCGTACAACCCGTTGACTAAATTATCTTCTATTGCATACGAAGAAGCGGAACAACGTGGTTACTTTAAGATAGATTTCTTAAACGTAGGCATATACAATGGCATCGAAGATGAGGAACACCTTATTAAATTAATGAATACTCATCCAATATGGGAACTACTTACTCAAGACGATTTTGTCAATTTGTTATTTCATGTTAACGGTCACGGATCTATTTTAAGACAGATGCAGCCCAAGACGGTGGAACAACTAGCTGCGGTATTGGCAATGATTCGTCCTGCAAAACGATATCTAATTGGACAAGATTGGGATACCGTAAACAGAGAAGTTTGGCAAAAACCTACAGGAGATGAATACTTCTTTAAGAAGGCACATGCCGTTGCTTATGCTCAAGCGATCGTAGTGCAAATGAATTTAATTTGCGAGAACATTACTTAGGAGAAAAACATGGACTCAATTTTCGATTATTACAATTATAATAAAAACACACCAGGCGATATCCATGAACACATGGAAACTATCTACAAACATGCATTAGAATGCGATCACATCACTGAGATGGGAGTACGAGGAGTAGTAACTACTTGGGCATTCTTATTGGCACGACCCAAGAAATTAATTTCTTATGACGCTGAACAATGTCCTGTCGATAGGGCGAAATCTCTAGCACCAACATACGGTGTTGATTATCATTTTAGGATAGGCGATACTGGTAACCCTAGCACTGTTATTGAACCTACAGATTTATTGTTTATTGATACATGGCACATTTATGAACAACTGAAACAGGAATTAAAGTTACATGCCGACTATGCTAGAAAATATATCATTATGCATGACACTACAGTATTTGGTGATCAACGTACAGGTGAGCACTTTGATTGTTATGTTAAACCCGGGCCAGAAGGTAAAGGATTGTGGCCTGCGGTGACAGAATTCTTAGCTGATAATCCGCAATGGATTCTCAAAGATAGATATATAAACTGCTGCGGTTTAACTATCTTGAAAAGAGTATTTTAAGGTCTAATAACTTTTTTAGGATTCCGGACCAATTGAATTGATTTACGTTTAACTCGCTTTTCTGCGATATCACCTAAATTAACAGTTGGTCCGAATACAACTTCTACATCCTTAGTATTAAATGTTTTTATATAAGGCTTAAACGAAGACATGTCTTGTTTAAGAAAGATGTTAATAGGAATTTTACGATTTGATTCCCACCACCAGACATCGCCTAATTCCAAAAATAGATTTTGGTGACCCGAATTGTTAATTACAGCAAAGTCGTAAAGACTCGTTACTTGCTGATCGAAGTTTATAATAATACCTAAATATTCTGTATCATTACACTTGATGCAGGTCATAAAAGGATAGTTTTCCTGGAAGCTCTCTTTTGTTGTCATTGATTTCTAATAAATACCTATATGCAGAAATTACCAGTCTATTTATATACCAATTTGTTCGATGTAACACTAGATCTGGACAATAATAAGGAAATAAACCAAATTATGTATCAGCGACCTCTTAAAATTCAAAAAGGTGTTAAGAACACTGTACAACTGCAATTCAAAAATTCGGATCAGAAAAGATTAGATGTTAGCTCTTCTACATTTGTACTTAACGTTTATGAAACTAGCGAAAACAGAAGTTTAATCTTAAGCAAAAATATTGATATTATCGACATCGGATCTTCAGCCACCACATACATATCTAAGGGATTAGGCCAAGTTGTTTTTACAGCCAGTGATACATTAGATATGGAATCCAAAGCATATAATTTTTCTGTCGTGATGCTAGAAGAAGATGGTACTTTGAATCCTACGTATTCAAATACTTATTACGATGTTCCCGGTATCTTAGAATTAAAAGAAGAAGTTTTCCCAGCGGCAAAACCTAGCATCGAAGTTATAACCTTCCAACGAGTGTATAACAGTGATGCAGGTAAACTGTGGTGGGAATATAATACTGGTAATGTTCGAATATATCCAGATTCTCAAAATAGAAACGGTACATTGACATCAGCAGTCTATATGAGAAATTTTAGAGGAACAGTGTACTTAGAGGGAACATTAGATAATAGTCCCAGTACTTTTGGACACTATGCTATTCTTCAAAGTAGAACATACACTGGATTCACTGGAGTGGATTATATGAGTGCAAATGGTATTTTCACTCATCTAAGAGTTAGATATATTCCTGCTAAGAATCCCAACACTGGATTTAACGACGATACTACTTACGCCGGAAACTTTGACAAAGTCTTGCTAAGAAGTTAAACTAACTGCATGAACCTGATACAGGCAGCAGTACAATCAATCTTACCTTCGAAACGAAAAGCTACTCCTAGCGGGTGGATAAGTTTCAATGCCCCTTGCTGTATCCATAATGGAGAAAAACAGGACAAGCGCCAACGTGGCGGTATGTTGTTTAACAATGATGGATTTCAATATCATTGCTTTAACTGTAACTTCAAAGCAGGTTGGTCGCCAGGAAAACTATTAAGTAAGAATACCAAATCTATATTGTCTTGGTTAGGATTACCAGAAATAGAGATACAAAAATTAGGGCTCGAAGCTCTAAAGAATAAAGAAGACATGCCCAGGGTTGAGAAGCCTATAATTCTTGATCTGATAGAAAAACCATTGCCTGATGAATGTAAAAGTATAAATGAATGGGTCAATGAGGGATGTCAAGATCCTGACTTGGTGGCAGTAATTAACTATTTGTTAGACCGTGGAATGAATTACGAGTGGTATAATTGGCATTGGAGTGCAACACCCGGATTCCGAGATAGAGTTATAATTCCATTCTACAATGAAGGAAAAATTGTAGGATACACAGGTAGAAAAATTAAAGACGGCAAGCCTAAGTATCTAACAGATGCTCAACCGGGATATGTATTCAATATAGATCATCAAATTGATAACAGAGAATTTGTTGTTGGAGTTGAAGGTCAATTTGACGCAATTGCAATTGACGGTGTTGCATTTATGCACAATGATCCTAATCAGACGCAGTGTACTAGACTGAATGTATTGGGCAAAGAAGTTATCATTGTTCCCGATAAAGATAAAGCAGGCGCAGTGATGCTCAAGGCAGCAATAGCAAATAACTGGAGTGTTAGTTTGCCACCTTGGGCAGACGATGTTAAAGACGTTGCCGACGCTGTGAAAAGATATGGTCGTCTATATGTACTAACCACAATTATCCACTACCGTGTTCACGGAGAGATAAAAATTAATTTACTAAAGAAAAAACTAGAAAGTATCAATGAATAAAAAAGATAAAACTCCAAAACCTAATTATGACTACGAAGTCCAAAAATTATATATAGAGATGTTTCTTAGTGATGCAGAAACATTTGTACGCTGCCAAAACATTTTTGATCCGCTAAACTTTGATCAAAGATTACAAGATGCCGCAACATTCATTACCAAGTATGTAGATGAATACAAAGTAATGCCAGAAGCAAACATTGTTAATGCTTCTACTAGAAGTCAATTTGCTCCTGCACTACTGCCCAAAGAAAATTACGAATGGTTAATGAATGAGTTTGAAAACTTTAGTCGCCATAAAGGACTAGAGCGAGCTATCATCGAATCCAGTGATTTGTTAGAAGCAGGTGATTATGGTCCAGTTGAAAAATTGATCAAGGATGCTATCCAGATCAGTTTGAACAAGGATATGGGTACTGATTACTTTGAAGATCCTAGAGCACGTTTAAGTAAACTGAAAGATGGCAACGGGCAAGTTAGTACAGGATGGCCCAGCATTGATAAGAAATTATATGGCGGATTTAACCGTGGAGAGTTGAACATTTTCTGTGCAGGATCCGGCGGTGGCAAATCATTGTTTTTAGCTAACTTGGGCGTAAACTGGGCACTCGCTGGATTGAATGTATTGTATCTTACATTCGAACTTAGTGAAGGATTAGTTGCTATGCGACTGGATTCTATGATGACTGGTATTGGTACTAGGGAGATCTTTAAGAACTTAGATGACGTGGAATTAAAGGTTAAAATGGCCGGAAAACGTTCGGGAAGTATGCAAGTCAAGTATATGCCCTCAGGTAAAAATTGTAACGATATTCGAGCCTATTTGAAGGAATATCAGGTCAAAAAAGGCGTGAAACCAGACGTAATCTTAATAGATTACCTAGATTTAATGATGCCTTTAAGTGTGAAGGTAAGTCCTAGCGATCTGTTTGTTAAGGACAAATACGTATCCGAAGAGATTCGAAATTTGGCTATGGAAACACAATGTATTACAGTTACAGCGTCACAGTTGAATCGTAGTGCTGTTGAAGAAATTGAGTTTGATCACAGTCATATCTCAGGTGGCCTGTCAAAGATTATGACAGCGGACAATGTTATTGGTATCTTTACGTCACGTGCTATGAAGGAACGTGGCCGCTATCAAATCCAGTTTATGAAGACACGTTCGAGTAGTGGTGTTGGACAAAAAGTCGATCTAGAATTTAATGTAGAAACCCTGCGTATTCTAGATCTAGGAGAAGAAGAAGACAACCGCAGTCTAAGTCAGGGCGGTGGACGCCCAACTGCTGGCAGCAGTTTGATTGCAAACTTAAAGAGGACCAGCACAGTAAGCACTGCTACAGATCCGGAAACTGGGGAAATTTTTGAAGTAGACCCTACTAAAGGAGCAGGCGCACCCAAGGTCAAAGCAGAACTAGGTGGAGCAAAGATTCGTGCAATGCTGGCTAATATGAATAGTGAAAAGGATTAGAACCATTCTTTAACTTCTAATTCTACTGCCTGCGTTAGCAAGCTGTTCCATTGAAGTTCAGGTTCTGTTTCAAGTACATTTTTTTCAGTGCCCTGGATATCTAGCCATCGATGCTTAAATGTCCAGGGTGCTTTCCCCTTCATTTCGCCTTCAAGTTGATTTGGTCCCCAACTGCTAACTCCACAACAGGCTCGATATAGACTGGGCCCGATTCCTTGTGATATTGCTGCCAGTACGCTTATATCAGTGGTAACTGACAGCTCCGGGGATATTTCTAAGGTACTACTGGACGCCCAATCATTTGAATGTACTAGACATATTCTGTTACGTTCTATAGGGCCTCCAATGTACAATGGTGCATTTGCGCCCACTGCATTATCCATGCCCACATGCTCAAACACATCCATTAGATCGCAGCTGGGATCGGGCACGGCCTTATTAACAATAATTCCCCAGGCACCGTAGCTGTTGTGTCTAGTTATTAAAACGACACTTTCTTTGAAGAAATTACTATCGCATTTGGGCTGTGCAATTAGCAATCTGCCTTTATAGTTGTTCAGTAGCATTGTATATTTACCGTATAAATATCTGATATGTCCAAGTTAGACTCAGCCCTTATAGATCAACACGATACCCTTAATCCAAAAATTTGGACAGAGGATCGGACTATGCACCCAGAAGTGCAGGTTGCACTGTTTCGCATAGCCAAAGAGTTCTTTGAATTTTTAGAATTCGATGCGCCCCTAGTTGATGTACAGGTAACGGGCAGTCAGGCCAACTACAACTACAGTATTCACAGTGATTTAGATCTACATCTTATTGTGCCCTACTCTGAAGTTGAATGCGATCAACCCGTGGCAGATCTATTTGATACCAAACGTAAGCTATGGAAGCAGCGCCATACTATCACAGTACACGGTGTTCCTGTAGAAGTCTACGTAGAAGACACTGCCAAGCAGACCCAGGGCGCTGCCTACAGTATCATGAAAGACCAATGGCTTCGAAAGCCCAATCGTGCAGAGTCAGAAGTGCAGGATGATGAGCTAATTCGTGATGTGCAGATTTGGTTGGAACGACTAAACACTGTGGTTCAAACTAGAGATCTAGATCAGCTGGAAGAATACAAAACACAGCTGAGCCAATATCGCAAAGATGCGTTGGCCCGCAACGGTGAATGGGCTCACGAAAACCTAGTCTACAAGACTCTGCGTAACCTAGGCGTGATCAGTGACCTAATGCAGGCCATTTTGGCACTTAAAGATCAAGACCTCAGCATCTAATCAGTTGCAATAGTCAGTCTAATCTAGTATACTTGTTGTGTATACTACAATATGACACAATCAACAAAAACCATTTCAATTGCCGCAGTAGAGACTAGATCTCCCGAAGCTGCAATTCGTGCTATTAAAAGCACTCTGCTCTGTACACCCGCTAGCAAAGTCTATTGGGTCAGCAACAGTCCTTGCCCCGTGGAATTTTCAGTGCCCACACAATGGGTTCGAGTGCGGGACTGCCTGGTCCTACGCGATCAATTCAATCTTTGGTACAGTTGGATCACACTGAGGCTGTTGCCCAGTGTGGTAGAAACTGACTTCAACATCATTGTGCAGAACGACGGATTCGCAGTGAACCCAACAGCATGGACTGATGAATTCTTGGACTATGACTACATTGGCGCTCCTTGGCTATGGTGGGGACCCCCAGAAGAGCAGGTGGGCAATGGTGGATTTAGTCTACGCAGCCGCAGACTCTATGACGCACTGATTGACTGGCAACCCAGCTACTCAGTAGATGGATGGCCCAATCTTGACCCCAAGTACTACAGTCCCAACAGTCGTGATGGACTTAATGAAGACAACCTATTGGCAGGCCCCTATCGCAAGTATCTAGAAGAACGATATAGGCTGCGGTGGGCACCAGTTGATCTGGCGCATCAATGGTCGATTGAGTGTAGTGAAAGTTACTCAAACCCCTGGTTCAAACGCAGCCTGGGATTTCACGGCAGAGAAACTGCTGGACATTATGGAATAGAACTATGAACATTTATTTAGATATGGACGATGTGGTAGCAGATTGGCTGGGCTTTGCTCGAACCTACCTAAACGAACCCGCATGGGTTCAGGGACAACTACTGCCCGATCATGTGTGGGCCACACTGAAGCAGGCACCCCGCATGTATCGCAATCTGCCCAAGAAAGAGGGCGCAGATGAGTTGGTCAACTGGGTCACCAACTATGCAGTTAAACGTCACTGTGGTCTGGGCTTCCTCAGTGCCATTCCGCATCTAAACGACACGCCCTGGGCTATTCCCGACAAGCATGAGTGGGCTAGACAGCACTTCCCGCACATGCCAGTATTCCTTGGTCCCTACAGCTACGAGAAGTATATGCACTGTACGAGTCCCGAAGATATCCTAATCGATGATAGACGAAGTAACTGTGAAGAATGGCAGCGAGCCGGCGGCAGAGCACATATATACACAGATTGGCCCCGATGCAGGCTGTGGTTGGAGTCGACGCTGGGTCCGGCACCCACCTAAAGAGCGCGAAGCGCGACGCGGTAAAAAAGATTTTTCAGGCTAGATTAAAGCCCAACATATTCTCTCTATATGTTTTATTCCACTGTGGGATCTACGATAGATTCCAGTATCTTCAAACTGCCGTCGGGATTGAGTAGATAGCAGCCCGGTGGAGTATTGGTGCTGCTGACATCGGGATTTAGGCTGTCCCCGCCCGGTGGAATCAACTGCTGATCGGGAATTGTGGCTACACCTTCTATCGTCTCATCCCAGGGCATGTGAGTGACCAAAGTGGTATTGGCCAGCAGGGATTCTCGTATTCTTTCAATTTCTGCATCCAGCTTGGCTCGTTGTTGATCAATGATAGTGGGATTGATCGCGGCGTTTAACCATATTGTAGCTTCTGATTTAGTGATCTGTTCAAAGTGAATAAACCGTTGAGCTAGATCACCGGGCACAATGTCTACACTGTCAGCTAGTTGAGTGTAGACAGCACCTGTTTCATCTACTGCATTCATGTTGTACATTATCTTGGTTACCACACGATCGTAGCCCTCACGATCTTCAGTGACAAGTTGTGTAATGGTAAAGTGATATGAGTTCATGCTAAAGCGTATCCTAAAGTGAGTTTTATATACACACTATTTATAAATCAAGTCTATACACAGTGCAGAGATAAGATTTCACAGTGTAGAGTGAAAAAATCTAGCGCAAAAATTTTTAACCACCAAAATCTGTTGACACTGGGGGTTTTTAACTGCTATACTGTGACTATGATGAACAAATTCTTAACATTAACCAACGGCGCAATGGGTGCAGAAGGCACTCCATTGGCAATAGTCATGAGTGAAGTACAGACTG